CAGCTTCTCGATGATCGCCTCGACGGTCTTCATGATTCCAGCTTCTTCCGGATCTCGTCCGCTGTCAGCCCCTCGACCGCGAAGCCGTAGCGCTGCGGGATCACCTGTTCCTCCCGGATGCCGAAGAACCGCGCGATCACCGTGCGGACCTCCTTGCTCTCCAGTGTGATCTGTTCCTTCATGCGTACACCTCGCCGGTGATCTCAAAATACTCCTCCGCCGTGATCCAGCCCTTCTTCGTCACGTTCCGGACGGCCTTTTTCGACCACATTCCGCTGTCATAGTATCCTTTGATCAACTCAAATTTCGGGGAATGCTCATTCATCGTCCTCTTCCTCCTCTTCCTCCGACGGGTCCTCGATGTTGCCCATCATGACGTTGTAGTCGATCACGGCCTGGTTCTGCATCGCGAACGCCTGCGCGTTCCGCGCGTCCTGCTCTGCCTTCAGCAGTCTCTGTAAGATACTTGCCATTTTTGATCCTCGCTTTCTCAGAATAATAGAATTCGGTCATGCGTCTTTGCTGGTAATAGGTGTCGCCCCTCGCCGCGTTGGCCTTCCACGCCTGGAGACTGTTCTCTGCTGTTCCCTCCGGGATCTCACCGTTCAGTTCCCTTCTGAGCAGCTTCTTCAGCCTCCTGCGCTGCCGGCCCATCTTGGCGGAAGACATTTTCTGCACGATCTTTCCGCTCTCCGTCAGGATGAAGCGCCACTGCAGGAACTTCACGCCCTGCTTCAGCGGATACATCGTGGTCTTCTCGTTCAGCTCCAGCCCGATGGCAGCCAGCTTCGCCCCGATCGCCTCCCGGCACTCGGTCAGCTTCTCTTTGCTCTCGTGGATCAGGATGAGGTCGTCCATATACCGGACATAGTGCCGGATCCGGAGCCGCTCCTTGATGAAGTGGTCCAGATCGTCCAGCACGGCCAGTTCCACCAGCTGCGAGATCTGCGAGCCGAGCCCGATGCCCTTTTCTCCGCCGAAGCTGTCGATCACGTCGAACACCATCCGCGCCGCTCTCGGATCGCTGCAGCGTTTCGCCACCGCAGCTTTGGCGACGTCGTGCCTGGTCTCCGGAAAGAAGTGGTGCACGTCGCATTTGAGGACCCAGCCGTCCCGCCCGTGCTTCTGATAGAACTCCCGCAGATGCTTCCGCATCCGCTCCAGGGCGAAGTCCGTGCCCTTGCCTGTCTGGCAGGCGCTGTTGTCGTATATGAAATGCTCCGCCATGTCCTGATAAAAACCTCCCTCGCAGAGCGCCATCTGCACCTGCCGGTCTTTGATCCGGGTGGCCACGATCTCCCGCGTTTTCGGTTCGTGGATCGTGAACACCTGGTACGGACTTATTGTATAGGTCCCGTCCCGGATCTCGCGGATGTTCTTGTGCGTGTTCTGCGGACCGTGCAGCTCGTAGCCGACCACCGAGTCCTTCCAGCGCACGTCCCGCGCTGCCCGGTTCAGTCCCCTGCGCAGGTTCCCGTATGACATTGCCTGGTCGAAGTATTCCATGTTTTTCGGTTTGCCGGAGCCGGCAGCGGGACCGTCCCGAAGGATGCCCGCGTCTCCGGCCTTTTCACTCCTTTCAGAGTCGGGAAGATCTCTCCTTGAGAGAGACGCACTGCTTTCCCCGAAGGTACTCGAATCTCACCATTCTCTCGATCGGGGCGACCCCGTTGCTGTTGTTGGCATTGTTGTTGTTCAGTGCTCCACCATTGCCCGTGTTGCAGATTCGCACATTGTTAGCGTTGGAGGCGTTGGGAGTACGGAGCCAGCCACTCTCTGCCAACTGCGGAGTGGAATTAGTAGAGATCTCCCCGTGTATTCAGGAACGGCTTGTACATCTCGCGCTGAGACTTCAGCCATCCTTTCACCTGGTTCTGCGTGTCTGTCGCCAGCCCCGTCCAGTATTCCGCACGGTCGTCCGTGATCAGCTGCTTCCCGTGGCACATGTCGATGAGACTGATCAGCTCGTCGAGATGCCCGACGCAGAGCTTCACGAGCAGCAGCCGCTCCTCGGCGTCCGTTTTGTTCTCCACCCGGATCGCGTTCGCTCCGAGCATCGTGCTGTGGGCCCGGCTCGCCGCGTCCCAGATGGATTTCGGCAGGAGCCAGCGCTGCGCCTTCGGAAATATGCTGTTGTCCTTCACCCTGTCGTAGGTGTAGCCGATCAGGATCCGCATGCTGTTGATGCATTCGAGCCTTCCGTGCTCCCGGTCGTTCTTTCTGACAGACATCGCTGTTTCCTTTCTCCTGCCCTAACGGGCAGGATGGTCGATTTCGTGCCCCTTCAGGGCACTAAAATTGCAAGCGGGGCGACCCCGTGGCTGCTGATGGCATAGATGCCGTACAGCGCTCCACCATTGCCCGTGTAGCAGATTCGCACAAGGCTAGCGTGGGAGGCGTTGGGAGTACGGAGCCAGTAGGACGTCGGAGAAGTTGCCTTCTCCGCGTACATCAGCTTGTCCGCGTCGGTCGTGCCCACCTCCGCGAAGTACGGGAACTGCGTTTCGTCCGCCTCGTTGGCGTTCTCGTTGGAGCCGTAGATCTCCTTCCTCGACGCCAGCCAGATCCTGCCGGTGTGCGTGATCTTCTTGTTTTTCTCCACCGGCGGGCACTCGTACACAGTGTTCGTCAGGTTGTCGATGTCTGCCAGGCCGAGATGCGCCCGGAACTCCTCCGGGAAGCCGCCCAGGAAGCCGACCGTCGCCGCCCCGAAGTTCGTGGTCATGGTATCGAACGGGGTCTGTGGCGTCCAGTTCTCCCGCATGTTCCCGATCGTGTTCAGCCACAGGAAGTTGTTGCTCTCCGGTTCGTTGTTGCTGCCGTAGCTGACGCGCTGCGGATGGTTCTGCCAGCCGCCCAGGTCCACTGTCGCGGATCCGTCGCCGCTCGCGATCACGTACTCGCCGATCTTCGTGACGCAGGTCTGATCCGTCCACGCCTGCACCTTCAGACTGGTCAGCGCCGTGTTCTGATATCCGGAGATCGTCAGGCAGGCTCCTTTCGGCAGCTCCGCCGTCGGTGTGAAGTGGTATGTCCCGACCGTCCAGCTGCCGTATGCGATCACGACCTGGAACTGCACCACCGTGTTCGCCGGGATCACCGCCTCCAGCGGCGGGAAAGGAGATTCCGGCCGGTCGTACTGGAATGTCGCGGCAGATGTGCCTCCGTTCGCGCTCAGTAGATACTTTGCCTGGATCGTGCAGGTCGGCTTCGTCGGATCGCCGTGGACTTTGTCCACATTGCACCGGCGCGTGATGAACGTGATCAGGCCGTCGGTGTTCCCGTGCGTCGCGTGCGGGACCGTGAACTCCACGCCGTCCGGTATCGTCTTGCCGGCCGCCAGCTTCGCCACGATCTTCTCCCAGGTCCAGGTGGAGAACTGTTCCGCCATCTCGTTCAGCCAGTAGTCGATCCTGGTCACCGGCTCCGGAAGCTCCACCTCCTCGCCGCAGGCCGCTGCGAGATACTTGTCGATCCGCGTGATGGGCTCCGGGATTTCCGGAACGGAATATCCCGCGATGCTCGCGAGATATTTGTCGATCCGGGTCACCGGTTCCGGAAGCTCCACCGTCTCGCCGGCGATCGAAGCGAGATATTTGTCGATCCGGGTCACCGGCTCTTCCAGCGCTACCGCGTCCGGATCGTGTGTGATGGCCGCCAGGTATTTGTCTATGCGTGTGATAGGTGTCATGTTTTCCCTCCATAGTCTTCCGCCGAGTATTCTTTGTATCCGATATGCCCCAGCCGGATCCGCGGATCGCACCATATCTTGTATCCGCAGTGCGTCGCCCGCATGCAGAACGAAATGTCCTCCCCGAAACCAAGAACAGGAGAGAACGGCATGCCGAACTCTCCTGCTACTTTCTGCAGCACTTCCGTCTTCATCATGACGGCGCCGAATCCGCATGCCGCTATTTCGAACAGCTGTTCCGGGATCTCTGTGACCACATCCGCGCGGGCCACTTTCCCGTCCATCCATATTTTTGAGAACACCGTCGGCCGGACCGGCCGCTTCCGGCTGAAATACAGTCCGGTCACCATGTCCATGCCTCCGTCCAGGTGCGCGCCGAGAATGTGGAACAGGTCCGCTGGGAACACCATGTCCGAATCCAGCCACAGGACCCGGTCAAATCCTTTTTCAATGGCCTTTCTGGCCAGCGTGTTCCGGCTGTCATAGACCAGCGAGCCGGCGGAAAACGTTACTTCCACCTGTCCGCTCGCCTGCATCCCTACCAGGGACTTCACGAAAAGCATCGGCATCATGTCCATGCACGGGATTGCAACGAGTGTCTTCATGCTGCCGTCCTCCTTACAGTGCGGTTTCCGTATAGATATAATCCGCGTTGCCCCATTCTCCGTACTCTTCCATCTCGATGCGGATTCTCTTTACTTTGCCATCAGTGATGTTTACGAACTCACCCGCTGTCATACTTAGTTGTGTTTCGCCATCGTACCACTGTTCCGCTTTTTGAAGTCTGTACACATCGTATTCCGAATCGTTGTAGTACGCAATATCAGACGGGTAAACCCACACTTGGAAATCAGCATTATTTTGGCCGATTATGCGTTCAAGCCATGAGATGTCATAGTCTTTTACGGAGTATCCGTCATCCGTCACGGCGAGTTTAAGAGTCCAAACAGGATAGTTTCCGCCGTATGTTCTTTCACTTCCAACGCTTCCACATCCACCCGCAGATAACAGGGAGAAGGTAGACCTTGCAATTTTTACTCCGCTGTTCGTGCCCTCCGTAAACGTGTGCTTCGTAAATGTGATCTGCACATCGGAAACACTTGTCAGTTCGTACATTGAATAACCGTGGTTCACGATAGCAACAGCAAAGCCGCCCGCATCAAGGACCGCCTTGACTTCTTGATAGGTCTTATCTGCTGTCAGTGAATACGGGCTGGAAGAGTATGTGAAGTTGACGACTGCCACGTTTGTCGAACTGCCGTCCGCACCCTGCGGGATCCCGATGTTCAGGACTGCAGCGGTCTCCGTGCCGGCGTTTACAACGTAAGCACTCGAACCGGCGGGCAGTGTTTCGACCGTCCCGATGCTCACCGTGGCGGCCTGTCCCGCAGCTCCGTCCTTTCCGTTTGCCCCGTTCATAATGTCGATATAGAAGTTTCGGGAGTCGCCTGCAGCGTATGTAATCGTAAGCCGGTGCCCGCCAGTAATATCGGAAACGCTCATGCTGGGCGTGATCCCGTCCGCGCCGTCCGTGCCGTTCTGCCCATTCGGGACTGTGAACGACTTGTTCCGGCTGTCTCCGGCCCCGTAATAGAACGAGACCTGATGCCCGCCGGTGATATCCTCAACGATTACGGTCGGGGTGATGCCGTCCGCTCCGGGAGGGCCTACGTATACATTGCTGGCCCCATCGAGTTCATACTGGCGGTCCTGCAGTTCCATCTCGTTCATGTGGTCACCTCCGGCAGCACGGACGTGTGCAGCTGCTCGCCGAACAGGATCTTCTTCACAACGGTCGCATCACGAAGCTGAACGCCGTTTTCGGTATACAGCCAGTTCACCTGGATTTTGCCCCATCCTTTTGCGAAGTCTTTCGTGTCGGTCTGCTCAAGATGGAACGAGACTGTCGTGATTGCCACACCGTTGACCTCTTCGACCGTGACATCCGGGTCGTCCACTTCCACTTTCTTCGTGCCCTGGGTGATTGTAACGAGCACGGAGTCCGCCTGGGTAAGGTCTACATTCTTGATTTTGAGTTCTGTGATTGGAGTCGTAAAAATTATCATATCTGCCTCCAGTGTGTAAGTCGGACAGGTTGTATGTCGCCCGTCCTTTTGCCCTCGCAGGTGTAAATGCAGAGTCCGTCCTTGATTGCCTCGTGGACAGGCTCGTTTTTTGCGTTAAACAGGCGGTTGCCGTTCGGTGACATCCAGATATAGCCCAGTTCGGTCGAATCGCACCTGTACCGATTACCGGCCCACCATGCGACCGTCTTTCCTGGCTTCGATTTCACCAGCCGGCTGAACCCCTGGTATGCGTGGTCAACAACGACCGTCAGTCTGTTCCATTGGAAAAAGCAGGAATAGTCCGAGTCGACCACTTCCTGCCTGTTCCCTGTATCAATGGCAAGACTGAATATTCCCAGGGCCGGGATCAATAGCGTCCTTACCATTCTGCTGTCATTACATAGCCGGTTTCGAGGTCGCCGATCTCAGCGGACTCGTAAGACTCGGTCAGCACGTTCCATGTGGTCTGCACGATCCGCATCTCCGTTCCAACGAGGTCAGCTTCACCCCAAAACACATTTGCCCAGTCGCCGCATACAAACCCGTGGTCCTGCTCGATCTCAACGTGCATCGTCTCGTGCGGGAGCCACGGCTGGACGGTATCGAGGTAGTTTCTCGCATACGCTTCCAGTTCTGCGGCTGTCGGCTGGTTCTCGATTTCTTCCGCGTAGTCTATCAGCTTGGCGACAATCGGCGTGATCGGAGTAGTCGGCTGAACGATTAGTGGATTGCAGACAACTTTCACACCATCTTTTCGCCAAACTGGGCAAATAGCGTTGAAGCACTCCAGTTCATCACGGATCGCTTCGCCGCCTACCAAGTTTTTCCCTACCCGGATGTCCAGCTTCCCATGCGTTCCGAACTCATTCCGCAGCATCATCGTAAAGCCGTTGAACTGAACATCAAAGCCGAACACCGTGCGGATGGAATATTTGTTGTCGAAGAAGTATTCCCAAACGCTTTTCGTGTCTTCGCTGTATACGTACTGGCCCCCGCTACTTCCACTAGCGTTTGTGCTCCAAGTCGGATACAGGCTCGGTGTCGCCCCGTAAACGTAAGTGAACATAGACGAAGCGGAGCGGTTCTGCCCAGCGATCCCGTTCACAAACGAATGTGCAAGCCTGTACGAAACATGATGTGCATTGAACACAGCCGTTCCATCCGCACGAACGGTCACCTTGTATATGTCGTATGGCTCCATGTCGCTGAACGTGTTGATTCCGTGGGCTTTTACTGCAATGATTCCGCCCTGCTTCAGTTCTTCGAACATCGGCACGTTCGTAGGGTAAACAAGTTCCAGTTCGTTCAGTCGGTCAATGTCTTCCGTTATAATACAGGAAATCGCATCAGCAAGTCGTCCTTTGCCACCGCCAACGCTTCCCTTGTCGGATCCCGACACTTTGAATTTCGTCTGCGTAGATGGAAAAAGAATCGGGATCATACGAAGAACCACCTCGGCTTTACAGTGATTTTTGTCACACTGCTACCGCTCCCGATTGTGACCGAAGAAATGGACGATCCTGCAAAGGACGGGAAGTCTACTGCAAGGGAGTTGCCTTTGGACAATTCAAGGTACTGGTTCACCAGTATTGAATCGTAGGTACATTCCATCGTTTCGCAGTCGATGTCCATGTAGCTTCTGTTATAGGAGGAATCAATGATACATGTGATCCCGCCGACCAAGAAACCGCCCGTGCCGTAAACACGAAGCCACGGTCTTGACGGGAACATGGACGGATTCGTAAAGTTTGCCGAACTGGTCACATCCGTGGAAGTGTCGCCGCTGTTCAGATACCGTTGCGGCTTGCAATTGAACTGAAGATCGAACTGCCCTGCATCCATCAGCTCAGTCGGATTCACGCTGAACGGTCCCTCATAAACGCCCATCCGGAACTCGTTCGGGTGGTAGGAGTCGCTTATCTTGACATAGCCGTCCCTGGAAAGCAGGAAGTTCCGCAGGTTCTGAATGTTGGTATCGAAGTTCGTCTCGATGCCGCAGTCCGGATACCGCACGATCACATTCTCAAAATGCCGTTCCGCACCAAGCAGTTCACCGTTCCTGTTGGGGATCTGGACATAGTTGTATTTCTTCCTCGGTGCGTCAAATGTTTCTCTGCCGTTTATATATACCTTGTATTGGGTATGAAGATTTGTTCCGGCGACTGTCAGTGTTCCTCTCATATAAGGTTGACCGCCTTTCTCTGTTTATTCAGGGATATGAACCTGCGTGCGACTGCGTCAGCCAGCGCGTTCACATCCTGTCCTGCAGACCCGTACACGTTGATGGTGACCGGCTGAGATGCCCCGACCAGTTCCTGCAGCTTATTGATGCCCATAACAATCTCTGCACCGTGGCCGTCTCCGAACCCTTTCAGCCCGTAAGCTGTCGGCATAACGGTCGGCCGGGGGAACATGATCGCGTTCTCGTAGGCTTTCTTGTACCAGTCCACATTCAGGGATGGCAGGGAAGAGATGCCAAGGAACTGTGCAAGGGAAGAATCGACCGGCTGCTGCGTGATCCGGAAGTGTGGCAGGGCAATATGTGGCAGATGCCACTCGAAATTAAAGATGCCCTTGATGCGGTCGACCGTGTTCGTGATCACGCTCCGGATCTCATCGAACCGGGCACGGACGCTGTCTTTCAGCGCCTGAATCTTGTCCAGCACGCCGTTCTTTATCGCATCCCACACGCCGAGGACCTTGCTCTTGATTCCCTCGACCACGTTCGTCACGGTGGTTTTGATATTGTTCCAGGTGTTCGTAACGCCGGACTTGATTGCCGTCACTACGTTCTGAATACTGGTCTTGATATTGTTCCACAGCTGGATAGCTTTCTCTTTGGTCGTCTCGATTGCGTTCGTGACTCCGTCCTTTATCGCATTCCAGGCGTTGATGGCGAATTCCTTGATCTCGTCCCAGTGCTTGTACAGCAGAACACCGATCGCGATGATCGCCGCGATCGCAATGGTCAGCGGACCGCCGAGCACGCCGACGATCGTTCCGATGACCGACACAAGGCTTCCGATCATCGTGATGATTTTCCCGCCGATCAGCAGCACCGGCGCGATGGCCGCCACGATGCCCAGGATCTTCACGATTTGCTCCGCCTGTTCCGGTGACAGATTGCGGATCTTTTCGGTGATCGTCCCGATGATACCGGCCACCTTTTCGAGCACGGGTGCAAAGGTCTCCGCAAGAGTCGCGCCGAGTGTGGCCATGGAACCGGTCACATTTCCTTTGAGTCGGTCGATCGTGTCATTCACCTCGTTCAGGGAATCCAGAGTTTCCCCGTCCAGGATGATGCCGAGATCCTCCGCTTCCTTCCCGTACTGCTTCAGAGCTGCTCCGCCGTCGTCCACGATGCCGGCAAGGGAATCTGCGCTTTTGCCGAAGATCTCCATTGCCTTCTGGTCCCGTTCGGTTTCGTTCTCGATCTTAGACAGTGCTTCCAGGCAGTCATAAAAGACGTCCATCGCGTCCCTGGTTGAACCGTCCACATTTGTTGTGGAGACGCCGAGTTCTGCGAGCGCCTTGTTGTCCTCTTTGATTTTTGGTTTCAGCTTTTTGAGAGCCCCTGTGATGTCCTCGACCGACACATCCACGAGTTCTGCCGCGTACTGCATCTTCTGCAGCTCATCCGTGCTGATCCCGGTCTGCTGGGAAAGTGTCTTCAGCTCGTCTGCCGACTGCACCGTCTTATAGGCCAGTCCTCCGAGAGCAGTGAGAGCTCCGGCAGCCGCTCCGCTCAACGGTGCAAGTTTTTGACCGACTTCCGTGACCTTGCCGCCGAAATCTTTCATTGCCTGTCCGACAGCTTTTATCTGCTGGGACGCAACAGAGCCAAACTCTCGGTGCTGTTTCTCAAGCAACTTAAGATTCTGCTCGGTGGCAATGATCTCCCGTTGGAGGTCATCCCATTCCTGCGTACCTTTTGCGACCTGCGACTGAGCGTCTTTCAGTTCCTGCAGACGTGTATTGGTCGTACTGATCGCTTCAGAAAGGTTTTTCTGCTTCTGCCGGAGCAACTCCGTGTTGGCCGGGTCCAACTTCAGCAGCTTATTTATGTCTTTAAGGTTGTTTTGTGTCGTCTTGAGCTGCGAGTCTACATCCTTGAGGCTCTTCTGCAGCTTTGTGGTTTCGCCATCAATCTCGATGGTTATGCCTTTGATTCTGTTAGCCATATATCAGAACCTATCCATATCCTCTTGTGATGCGAGCTGGGGATACTGGAAATCATCGTTCCCCGACTCGATCATCATGTCAAACACTCTCCCCGCTTCGAGTTCGTCAAGGTCTGCCATCGACAGTCCCATCTGAGCCGCTCGGAGCAGGAAGAGTGCAATCGTCATTCGTCGCTCTGTCCTTCTGTGTTTTTTTTTGATTCGCTCATCGAGATGCTCTGCGAGTGATAGGTGAGCATCACGTCCGGCAAGGCCGCCACAAAGTCAGCCTGCTCGAATTCCGCAAGCCAGTCCACATACTGATCCTGCGTGAGCTTCCGCATTTCGTTCGACTTTTTCAGTTCGGCATACTTTGCCATGATGAACGCCATCTTGGTGTAGAACTCAAACTGCGGTTTGTCGCTGTTCTGAAGCTCGAACGGATCCTCGTGAAACAGCTGGCTGAAATACACATTGACCGACGCGAGCGACAGCATGGGGACAGACTTGTCCCCGATCTTGACCTCGTTGTACATATCAAGTGGTCGCCGTCGGAAGCACAACAGAGGAGAACCAGCTGGAATACGGAGTGTCTCCCTCGTTTACCGAGCCTTTCACCACGTCTTTTGAGAGTGCGGAGACATACACACTGGAAGCGGAAAGGTCGACCGTCTCCGTTTGCGGCTCTTTCGTCTCGCTGATGGTCTCACCGGATGTCTCCGGCCGGCTGGCTACGCAGTTATAAAAGACATGACGTTTTGCCGTCTTGTCTCCCTCAAACTGGAAGAGCAGAGCGAAGTGGGCGAGCTGATCCTGAACGGACTCGTAGAGGATCCCGTTCCCGCCGACGTTCTGCCCCAGGCAGTCTTTGAGGAAGTCTTCCGGGATTTTCGCCAGCTCCAGGCTGCCTTCATAGCCGTTGTTTGCCTGGCTGACATAGTATTCGATGTTGTCAGCGTAGAACGGTGTCCGGTCGCCCTGTGGAGTCATGGACAGAGAAACTGCACCGACCAGCGGCTTTGCCGTCGCATAGGTCGCACTGCCGTCCGTGCCGATCGTTGCCTTGGCATAGTAGCAGTTTTTCAGTCCGAATTTTACTTTGTTGGTATCAGACATTTAGAAATTCCTCCTGTGTTAGGATGATTGTGGTATCGTATACGATCTGGAACATCCGCTCGGAATCTATATAGGTTTCCGAACGGACGAACGGAAGGCCGGCAGCAAGCAGGCCGGCCTCAATGGTCATTTCAAGTTCAAAGTCCTTGTTATCGGTGTACAGTTCGATCGACAGAGGACGGATCGGCTGATAGTTTATATTGTCCGCCATGAGATCGCCGCTGCTGTCTCCCAAAAGGAAACATATGAACGGCGGCTCCTGCTCCGTATCGTCCGGAAACTGGTTATAGGCATACGGTAGGCCGAAGCTGGATATCAGGATGTTTAGTTCTTCATATGTCATGGATTGCATTCCTCACTCTCTTCGGCAGCTCATCGTTTGCCCATTCCTCCACCGGGCCGATATGCGGATAAGCCGGAACCGGCCGGAATGTCCTGCCGGTTCCGTTTCTCGACACATGGCCTTTTTCGAGCAGATGCGTGAGCCGGTAGTGTTCTTCATTGCGGACCACAACACTCGTCTTCAGACGGCCGGATTTGACCCTCTCGACGCCCCAGGACTTCGAGTATTCTCCGGTCGGATTGTTCCCCGGTGCGAATGTCCCAACTGCCTGGAGCCGTTCCGCAGCCTCCTGCGCGACGTCCTCGACGCACTCGTTCAGAGTGTCATATACCTGTTCGCCGTATTCATCCAGGATCTGCCGGACCGCGGCTTCCAGGTCAACTCCCCGAATTCGCTTTGCCATTTGTTCCGCCCTTCCGCTCGACATACAGCTCGACGGTGTCCGTCCTCGGTTGATATGTCCTGTAAACCGAATAAGCGCTGCCCTTGAAAATTACAACGGTCTCCCCGTTGTAATCGCCGAAAAACAATTTGAACCGGTATTCGGGATTCAGCCCGTTCCGGCCCCCCTCAAAGAACTCGGACCGGGAAACACTGTCTACCTGACAAAAGACGTTTCTTCTCGTCTCGTGCTCTTCCCATACCCCGAAATCATTCTGTGTACGGGTGACCGCCACCAGGGTGATGACCTCAGACCTGTCCATCGGTAGTCCCCCAGTTCGTGTATCCGCTGGCAGTCTGCAGCTGCGCCTTCTGTTCGTCGTAGGATTTTTTCAGACGATCATAGTCATCCGGCTGCGGCTGGTGCAGCATGACGTAGGTGATCACGGCACGTTTCACCAGCGAATCGCTCGTGTCGGATATTTCTTTTTTAGTTATTCCGGCGATTCCCAGATCGGCAAGGGCTGCATTGATCAGGTCTTCCGTCTCGCTGTTGAACGCTTCCGTCGTCCGCCTCAGAGCGAGATTTGCAGCAGTGACCATAAGCTGCATTGGAGTAGGTGTTTCAGGCATTTTTGTCCCCCTCTCCGGGATAGTACAAACCCTGGCGCCATTTCTCTTCATCTTCCGGCCATACCGTGATGTGGCCGATGTGCCCGCAGCGGACCGTCGGCTCGCACCAGATCTTGAAGCCCATCGCCCTGGCCCGGTTGCAGAACGCTAAATCCTCACCAAACTGTGCCTTTGGAAGGAAGCAGGTCTTGAAGTTGAACTTCACGGCCTTGATCGCCTCGACCGATGTGAGGACACAGCCGAATCCGCACCCGCCGATCTCAAACGTTTCGCGCGGATACTTTTCGAACCGCTCGATGTGGTCGATATCGTCGCACCGTTTGAAGATGCAGGAGGTGTGTCCCGGCCGCCTCGCATGATAGATCCCGGTCACGATCTCCTTCCCGGTGTCCAGAAGGTCACGGAAAATATCCGGCTCGAATACCATATCGGAATCCAGCCACAGGATATGCGTGAATTCCTCGTTGATTGCTTTGTTGGCGAGTTTATCCCGCGCCACATACACGAGAGTCCCCGAAATGATGCTGACATCGAAGTCCACACATTCCATGCACAGTCTTTTCGTCAGTTTGATCAGGCACTCCATGAACGCGGAATGGACGAAATCCAAAGTAGGGACGGCTACCAGCAGTTTCATTTTTTTGTCGTCGCTTTCTTCTTGGGGGCCGGTTCCGATGTTCTCTTTTCGACCGGCTCCGATTTTTCTTCAGCGGCAATGACCGCACTATGTACCGACAGCAGGAAATTCGCCTCAGCCGGAGAGACCTCAACGATCTCCCCGGCTTTGTGGTGTATTCTGCTGTCTCTCAGCAGCTTAACTCTCATATCAGGTCGTCGCGGCTGCCGGCTTCGTGATGTTCACAAAGCATCCGGGTGCAACAACAGCATGAGCTGCATACTTACGAGCCACGATCTTCACGAGATCTTCCTCGGCCTTGGTCAGGTTATCCGTCACGATGACAACACCGTCACCTTCCGGATAGTTGAACTGGAGACCGCGGAGGTCGCCAACGATGGCATAAACCGCGTTATCGTCAGCAGTGGCGTAGGCAGGAAGCGCAGAGCTGTACAGCTTCGTGAATCCCTCGAACGGGTCCTTGGAGAAGTTTCCGGCAACCTCGGCATCCAGGAACTCACCCTCGGACAGGCGGTTCATGATAACGACGAGATCGGTGGCAACGTCGCCCAGCTGGGTGGCCGCTTTCTTCAGCGTCACAGTGCCCGGCGCAAGGTTGGCCTTGGGAATGCCGACCGCGCTGGCGGTGTGGGAAGTGCCGGCTCCGGCGATATCAAGGACACCGAGAGCAGCTTCTTTCTTTGCGATCTGATAGGTCAGTTCGTCGTAGACATAGCGGAGGAATGCTTCGCCGCCCATAGCGCGAGCTTCGTCCGTGATATAGATCCACTTCTTGATGTTGGCCGGGATCATGGTCACGATACCGAGCTCCAGGTCTTCCTCGGTAGGCGCGGATGTTCCTTCAGTGTGCACATATGCCGGATCCGCGGACCGCTCAAACGTGGCCTTCAGGTTGCCCCGGATGAAGGTCTTGCGGACGCGCTGCATGATTTCCTCACGGTCCCAAGCAGTGTGCACGATCTCTTCTACGAGTGCGGGAACGGGGACAGGGCCGGACTCCGTAGAGGTATATGCTCCTTCCGTCAGGAGCATGCGGCACTCATCGTCACGTCCGGTCTTGATGTAACGGGCATACGCATCGACGTATGCGGCGGATTTTCTGATTTCTTCGAGAGTCATTCCTTTTCTCTCCTCACTTTCAAAAGATTTGATGGTTTCGCCCTCGCCAGCTGCGACGGCTTTGCGGACTTCCGCCCGCCTGGTTTCTTCTGCTTTTCGGCTTTCGAGTTCCTCGTTGATTGCGCGGACCTCAGCCTCCAGCGCATCAAGGTCAGCCTCCGGAGCATCCAGCTCGGCAGCGATTGCACTGCGGCGCTCCATCAGTTCCTCGACGGTTTTGTCTTTCAGCTCCATTAGAGAACCTCCGTCATGATTTTTATTTTCTGTCTCCTTCGCTCCAGCTCGCGCTGTCTGGCTTTTTCACTCTCCAGTGATTCCCGCGCGCTGTCCAGCGCCTCGGAAAGGCCGCGTGTCTGGATCGAAGTCTGACTGTATGCCGGGAACGTGACCGCAGAGACCTCCATCACTTTCCGGATAGACCGGATCCGGCGTGTCGGATGGTTGCTGTCGATATCGTCCCAGGCGTCTTTATCAACGGAGAACATAAAGGACATCCCGGTCAGATCTCCTCTGTCCACCGCCGAGTAAAGGCTTCTCGCATCAGCATTGTTTTCCACGTCCAGGTCGACGCGGATCCCCATGCCGTCAGCATCCACACTCATCTGCATGGTGCTGTTTTCGTTGTTGTTCCTGCTTCTTGCCAACGGGATCATGTCCGTGTTGTGGTTGATTAGGAACCGGACGTCTTTCAGATCCGTGGTATCGAGCGCGCCGGCTTCGATGATCTCGTCATACCAGCCGATGTCCGTGCGCTCACCGTAGACGATTGGCCTGCCGGTCAGCACATGGCCGTGCTCTTCGTTTTCTTCTGCTCGGATCTCAAAGTTGAAGCTGCGGATCTCTCTTTTTTCCATTTTTTCATCTCCTGTATTTTTCCAGATATTCCAGCCTCGGCATCGTCCTGTTGGTCCACCAGTCGCGGATCCCGCAGTAGTGTACGATTGCCGGGCTGTTTGTGTATCCGGTGGCGAAGTTCTCGTTATATCGCACCGGCATGGCCACCGCTTTTTCATTCATGATTGCGTAAAGGTTCCACGCATCCTGATCTGCCCACGGCTGCTGGAAGGCGTTCAGGTAGTCCACCATCTGCTGCTGGATGTTATCCATCCGGAGCTGTTCCAGGTTCAGCACCGCGATGCCCATGTTGTAATAGGCCGGGCCGAACGGATGATATTTTCCTTTGTCCTCCCTTGCTGCCGCGAACCATTTCCCGCTCAGATCCACGTCCCACATCGGGCCGAGATCGTCGCAGATGATCG